CGTCATGCTCTTCCTCATCACGGGGAACGATCAGCAGCTCATACCGAGTCATGTCTGCCTGAATCTTGCTCAGCTCGAAATCCCAGCTCAAAAGATTCTTAGAATACTTTCGATTAAGGCCGTACTTTGCAAACTGACGTGCCAATGAAACGTGGGAAACTTCAAGCACTTGAACTTGCTTTAGGTCCCAGTTATACACTGGCCAAGTAAGGCACTCGACAGGAGCACGAACAGCAGTCTTGTCGTAATTTAACGACTGAACATAATCCGTTCCAAGCTCAGTGTCGATGTCAGCCTGGGTAGGCTTGTTCATAAAGCGGAACGGCTTCATTGAGTCGTCAGCTTTGGCCAAGCCCCAGAGAAGCCAGTAGCAGAGCGGGTCTTGCTCCAGCAACGCAAAATTGGCTGGCTTGCCTTGCTGTAACTTTGTGTACCGCAGATAGTTCTCCTTTGAAGAACCACCCTCGGCCTGCTGCTCCATAGACTGGAGGAAGGTTGCTGATAGTTTCACGTGAAAATTACAGGAGTGGGTTGTCGCGTCAAATTTAAGACGCCTTGGAATACTACAGAAGTTTTGACGACCCGTCAACTTGGGGTAGCATAAAAAAATCCCCGAGGGAAAAGCGCCCTCAGGGATCGGTTTGCCTTACTCAACTCCTATAGTACATGAACTTCTTTGAATTCGTCAAGCAGCTCCCAGAAGGCCTGGTATACGCACCAATCTTCCGTAAAGGCGCTCGGATGGAATCCGGCAAGCGGGCTGTTGGCAAGAATCCCACCCAAGCATCCTTTGATCACAAGCTCGGTCCAGCCGATGTAGCTCTCGCTTGCCAGCGCAACTCAGACATTCAAGCCGTTGGCATCTTCACTGGTATTCGCGGGAACGGCATCGTCATCCTTGATGTTGACCGCAACCTAAAAAAATGCCTCAAGCTCTGGGGCGACTCAATTGCATCCGCTCCAAAGATCACATCGACAAAGCCTGATGCCGCCAAATACGTCTTCCGGGTGCCCGAAGAGCTTTGGAACAAAGTTGAAGGCCATGGACTCCGTGAAGATGGAGACTACGAGATCCTCTGGAACTCCAAACTCCAAGGCGTGATCTTTGGTGCTTATCCGGGCAATGACAAATACAATACGCCCGCCGGTCAATACAAGTTCGAAGGCGATCTCAATAACATCCCTGTAGCTCCTGACTGGCTCCTTTCAGAGATGAAAGAGCCGCCAAAAACCATCATCAAACGCGACCTCGACTTCTCTGATCGCACTCAAGACGAGATCTTCGAGATCGTCAAAGATTGCCTCGACGTGATCCCTAATAAAGGCAAAGGCTCCAGGGATCACTGGATCAAGATCGGCATGGCCATCAACTCTGCTCTCCCCACAGAGGCAGGAATGATGCTCTGGTCTTCCTGGTCCTCTGATGATCCTGACTTCGCCTCAGACTGGGAAGACGGCAACCCTTGCGAAGAGGTCTGGTACTCCTTCAAAGGCAGCGGTGTTGGCCTTGGCACCCTTATCTGGCTTGCTGACCGTGAAGACCCTCAGAGGCGTCGATTTTCAGACGATCTGGCCCAAGTCGTTAAAGCAGCAGAAGCGAAAGTAGTTCAGGAATATCGCCAGGCCACTCTCGACTTCGATGAGGTCGTCAGACGCTCCAAAAAGATCCTTGAACTCGATAACCCCGCTGAGGTCAACTATCGCCTCAACAGCCTTGCGCTCCAAGCCGGATACCGCGATCAAGGCGCCCTCGAGAAACTGATCGTTGATCAGCTCCAATACGAGAAACAGAAAGACCTCATTACCTTGACCGACCTGATGCAGATGGATGAAAAGCGGGACTATCTCATCCCTGATGTCCTGCCTCACCCCTCAGTCGTTCTGATCTATGGCGCTGGTGGTGACGGTAAATCCATGTCTGCTTGGGCTCTCGCTAAGCACGTAGCGACTGGCAAGCCCTTCCTCGTTCGTGGCAACCATATGCCCGTTCAGCAAGGTCCAGTCCTGCTCCTGAACGGTGACCAGCCTCTCCTGCAGATCAAAGAGCAGTTGGAGGAAGTGGACTACCCGATCAACGATATGACTCGGGTTCTCACTGACTGGCAGCTTCAGCGCTACGCCCAGTTCATCAAGCTGATGGAGACCTACGAGCCAAAACTCGTCGTCATTGACTCCCTCATCGGTTGCTCTGGTGGCCGAGCCTTTGACGAAAACAAGTCTGAGTTCGCTCAGCCCCTCTACTGGCTCACCAAAAACAACGGCAGCCTCTTCCCTGCCACCACCATCCTTATCGTTCACCACGCCAACAAGAATGGCGGCTTCAGAGGCACCTCAGCCATCCGTGATGCCGTTGACGAGACCTGGGCGTTACGACAGCCCACTGACGAGGAGAAACGCACTGTGGGGGCTCACAGCCGCTTCATCACCATCGAGAAGTCACGCTCTGGCCGTTCCAACACACAACTGGTCATGCGGATGGAAGACGACCTCTCCTTCACCATCTCCGACTTCACCCCAGAGATCGACGACAACAACACCTCACCAGCCTCTGTCGTTGATCGCGTCCTCTCACGCCTTCGCGCTTGCTACCCAGATTCACGCTCCAGGGACGAACTGCTCTGTGATCGTCTGATCCAAGGTTCCTCAGCTGCTATCCGCAAAGCGCTCCAAAGGCTAGAGAAGAAGGGCTTGATTACGTCAACCGTCCCAGAAGAATCTCAAGCCAAGATCTATACAGCAGTTCTCGCGCGGGGAGAGGGTAAAAAACAGTCCCAACCCCCTAAACATCCCAGTGCTGGAACGGGATCTGACCTGGGACAACAACCTGTCCCACCCCTTAGTTGTCCCAGCTTGCTTGATGGAGCGGTTGAGATTCAAATCTCTGAAGACGAGCTGGGACACATCTAGCTGGGACAAACACGTGTCCCACCCTTAATCCCTTTCCCTGACTGGGATTTGGTGCGGTTGGGACATATCTGGCATCTATACGCGCGCGAGAGATGAACTGGACCAAGATTCTCAAAGACGCTGGAATCCCGGAGTCGCCTGGCTACCGGGAGACCATCGAAAGCTTTGTGGAGCGTCCACACGAAAAGCCCATTAAGAAACCCAAAAAGCCCAAAGGTCGCCCCAAGAAGGCACTGCTAAAATCTCCATGAGAAGCCAACTGCGCCCGGAAGCGTTGTTTGACTGATCGCGAAGGCAACGGGCTGCAACCCGTTGTCTTTACCTGTCTATTTTTAATTAAAAGCCCAAACTTTTAATACTGCTTTCTCTATGAAAAAGATTGAGACCTATCTTCCTGAAAACTTGGTGGAACGCCTGAATGCAGAAGCGAAACAGACTGGCGTCCCTCGCTCTGAACTTATTCGTAATCGTCTTGAGTCCCCTGCTGCTTCTGGCCGTTTTACTACTAATGATTTTCACAAAGCTGTTACGAAGATTCGCCGTCGCCTTGGCTATGGTCTGGACAGAACGCAAGCAGAGAGCATCGTCGCTGCGGTCTTTGTCGAACTCGTCGGAGAAACACATAGTGGCCACTAAAGTCAGCTTTCACTTCTGTCATATCAGAGACGAAAATATGCCCCTGGCTATCACTCGCTACACCGCATATGACGACGAAGACAAAGTAATTGCAGTTGAGCAAGTTACCTACGAAAGCAACTCTGATTATTTAGAGACAGAAATCACAGCCGCACTTGAATGCGGTATTGATGTCAGCGTCCTCACTGCAGAGCCACTTCAAAATTTCCCCTTCCTGCAAAAACTTGTAACCCGAACACGCGAATAATGCTATTCAAGATTTTTCGTCAACTTGACCAGTGGACTGTCGTGGATTCAAACAATAAGGTATCGTTCCATCAAACGCTTTCTGGAGCGATGGACCATGCCGCAACCCAGAACCGGAAGGCAGCTTATTCTCGAACGCTTGCACAAGGCCATAAGGCTTGCGACGACTGCTGACCTTCAACGCGCAGCAATGTTCCTTGAAGGAGCACGAGAAGTTAGATCAGGCTCCAAGCGACAACGCGCTTATTCGCGCCAACAGCAGTCAACCGCTTGGCAAAAAAACGTTGACGACTCGATAACATGGTAGCGTTGAAGTGCTAATAGATTAAGAATGGCAGCTAACCACGGGAATCGCGTCTACGTTCAAGTGCTCCTAGGGCAGCATCGAGGTGAGCTGTTTCTAAAAGACGCAGAAGACGCTGGCATGAAGCCTTCCGCCTGGATGCGTGAACTCATCTACGACTACTTAAGAAACAAATACCCCGAGCAAGAAGCCGACGCTCAAGAGCAAGAGAAAAAACTGTGGCAAGAAGCCGTACAGTCTCGCCTTCAAGCCCGAGCCCTTCGTCGCAAAGCTTCTCTTGCCTTAAAACAGGTTCAGTCAGAAGGCTGACCATCAAAACAAGCAACAGTTGCGTCTAGCTCCGCAATGCGACCTACTGCCTGCTTCAGCAACTGCTGATAATGCCACCGTTGGCGCGTTAATGCTCCACACACTGACTGAAGTGCGCTCAGGTCTCTACAGCTCTCAATATCACGGACTTGTCGTTCCAACTCAAGCTCCTCCTCAAGGCTCTGCTTGACCACCATCCAGTCGGCCCAGCCCATTAGATCGCTCCAGAGAGTCCAAGATTTGCTTCTCTTTAGCGTAAGGACGACGAGCGTCAATGTAATCCTGCACGTATGGGATCAACCACTCATCTGGTGGCCAGCAATTTTGCCAGTTGACAGGTTGAGCACAGCCGACAACGACCGTGCTCCAAAATGCAACCAGATATGACCAGAGCCAATACCACTCGCCCATTAGGTCATACAGTAGCCAGACTCGCAACCATCTTGTTCATCGAGCCATTCAGGGAAGAGGCCAAGCTGGTCAGGGATGCAGACGCTCAAGGGTTTCTGGTGCCTGCTTAAAAAGCCTGGATCCTTGCCCATGTCAATTGATCGATTACAAAGTGCCTGTTCAAGCTCCACCGCTTTAGCAAACAACTCAGGGTCTTCTCTCTTTCGATGCGTCCAAGCCTCAGTCGTGTGATATGGGCAAAACCAACAAGACGACTTAGGTGGCTGCGGCAAACCTTCGGCTTTAACGATCCGAAGACACATGCTTCGATCAATACCAAGATCAATCAAGGGATAACCCTTTATGTAACCATCGCTGTCGCGGGCTGGCTTGGCACGCTGGGGCTCGTCTGTACTGATGCCGACACCTAAAACGCAGCCGGGTGCATTGCGGCGAATCCATTTGGCGATGGGTTCGATTTTCCATTTAGTGGTGCAATTTCTAAAGCCCAACCCGCCGTGCTGATAATGAAGCGGAACAGGAATTGACTTTTCGTTAGTCATGCAGTCGTCATACAGATCCACCGTCTGCCCGCGACGATTTACTTTGGCGACATCCACCCACTCAATGCCGTGTTTTTTGGCGTAGGGCTTGAGTACAAGTCGGATGTACTCAATGGTGTGGGGAGACTCTGCCTTGTCTCCAACATTGGCAAAGATAAAGGTCTGATACGGGATCTTGCCTTGAGCAGCAAGAACTAAGCAGGCGGTGGACTGCACGCCACCGCCACAGGAAAACACATGCTTTGTCATGCAACTGACGGCATCACAGTTTTGTGATTGTTGTAATGACCAGTCACTCGGTAACTCTGTGCTGGGATTGAGCTCATTAGGTGGAACACCATCTGGCCGATCTTTAGATTTGGATAGAGTTCCAGTGCATGGTGCCGCCGTTCGTTCTTCAATTCAAGTGTGAGCTTACTTCCATGCCACCCTGGATCGCACCAGCCAGCAAGAAGATGATTGAAACCCTCCCTGGCACGACTTGACTTGAGTACAAACTGCGCGCTGATGTCGTTTGGTAAATCAAATTGCTCAACAGTTTCAGCCAAACAAAACTCGCCGGGCAAGAGAAGGTAGGGGTCATCTTTGGTCCGAGTTGAAATGTCGATTTGAATCAACTCTGCTGAGTCCATTACCTCGATCATCAGGTTTGGACCAAGACGCACATCAAGACTTGCTGGATTTAACAGCTCAGGAGCAAAAGGCCAAACCATTTGGCTGCCCGCCTCACATCTAGCGCGAATCTCCCAGTCAGACAGGACAGCCATGCAAGCTAACTAAAGGTTCACCTTACTCGCCATCAACAAGGATGACCCACCCCGTTCCAGGGCCTTCGACTTGCCAGCGTTGCCTAAATGCGGCTCTGGGCACTCTTATATTTTTCCCTCCGTGCCTTCTTGTGTGGCCACCTCGCTCAATGTTTGGCAACCCCATTGGGTCGTGCATTACCCAGTTGCTGTTAGCGGATCTAATGCCCTCATAGCCCGTCACAACACTCCAGTGGCCGCACGCCCAAGAAGAACACTGCGGTGGCTCGCCCAGCGTTAGATCACCATGATGAAGCCAGCCGACAAGCACTGGTCGACCTGATGCAATTTCAGCTTCAACCAGTGCATCGTCTGCGTCTGTACGAAACTCAGCATTCAGGCCCAAAGACTTCAAGGCATCTAGATGAGCCTTGACCAAAGTGGTGTCTCCAAATTTTTCTCTGACTTTTTTGTACTCTGCATAGGTGTTCACTTTGCCCATTGTGGCGGCGACCATTGCAGCTGCTGCCGTGAGGCACATTCGATAGCCTTCTCCCGACTCGTCATCGAGCTGGCTGAAATACGGCACATAAGCCCGCTGTGCGATTCCACTTTCTTTCCAGGCCTCAAACCACGCTGCATCCTCCTGCAGTAAATCCAGAGGAATTGAGTCCTCTAATTCCTTGATCGCCGCATCCTGGTGCGGGGTGCCTCTATACCACTGGAAAAAAGGCAGCAAAGCAAGAGGAGCCATGATGAGCCCAACCCGGCGAATCATTGCTCTAATGCTGCCGTGTTGCACCCCGCAATGCCATCAAAGTAACCAGTGCCGTAAATAACTGCCGACAAGCTCAGGCTAAACGCTGTACCCAAAACGACAGACGCCGCAAAGCCGGAAAGGTACAAAGCAAGCCGCTTCACTTCTCAACACGACGTGTCGGGAACAAGTTCCGTTCCACAAAATCGGCAACGCTGTCGTCAACCGTGTTCTCAGTCGTTTTGACGTAGGCACGCATCAAATCCACAATCAGATTCTTCACCGAGTCTGATTGCATGAATTTGAACAGGATTGGCTTGATTAGAAAAATCATTAAACCCCTGTAACTACAAAAAGTCTAGTGTCTATCGCTATGACCTTCCAGTCTTGCCACAGAACGCTCCAGGTCACTGAGGCGGGCGAACACTTCAATATCTTTGCTCTTAATGTCGGTATGGAGAACATCGAGCTGCTTGCTTAGGTTGTCTACGGCAGTCGTTAGCCGCACCAGCGAGTCACGTCCCTGCTGGCTCTGGCGGTTCAAACCCGTGACGCCAACACCTGCCACGGTGATTGACGCACCAGCAACAGCAGCCCAAACTTCAACCATGCCTCGACCCAAGCACTGACCCATCATGGCAGAACAACCGGAAAGTCAAGAAAAAGAAGGGGTAGGCATCGCGGACCTCGTCAAATGCGCTGTCTTGCTGTGGAGCGCCACACTACTGACGGTGAGCTACTTGGGGTTCTTCCCTCAAATGAAAATGGACAATACTTTCGTCGCCAGCTTGCTGACTGGCGCGATGGCGTCGTTTGGTATTGAGCGCAAGGCTAATAATGGGCAGAAGAAACAACCCCCTAAAATTGAGCAAACAGGGACCACCAAATGAAGCGCTTTTTGCCCCTGATCGCATTTCTTGCCGCCGCTCCAGCGGCACATGCTGACATCACCCACAAGATTCAGTCCTCCATCCAGCTGACCGTTGATGGTGCTGCTTCCCAAGCCACACGAATTGGCTCTAGCTACTCGGTGTCTGGTTCTAATATCACTCTGGACACTGCTGGCGGTCTTGGCGCTCTCACCGCTGGTAGTGCTGTTGGTTATACGGCAGCTGATTACAGCGTCACAACAGCAGGAGACGCATTCTCATTTTCAGAATCGTTCACCGAAGGCGACGCAACGCCAACCGCGACCTCTGTAACTTCCGGCGTTGTCGCCAACATCCCAATGCTGGGGAGCACCACCACGACTTCTGGCGGTGTGGCTGGCACATTGGCTGGCACGATTGCGTCGGATAGCGCAATGACGATTACTGCTGGTGGAGCGGGCACAACAGCGATCGGGCAGGTCATCCTCAGCGTTACTGCAGACTGATGCGGATCTTGCTCCTGCTGGTCTTTCAGCTAGCTGGCGATATTTTTATCTTTGCCAAGCCTGCAGTCGCGGTCCCGGTTATCCCTAATTTCAAGCAGGGAACTTTAACGTCTCACACGGAAACCACCAGCACGGTCACAGAGACCATTGTTAGTGAAGACTTCGCCACTGGCTTTGAATACTCTGCTTCTGGTACGAACATTGCCCCAGATGGCAACATCAACCCAATCGCTGAAACTACGGTCAACGGATGGACATCCTTAGGGCAGCGGCCAAACTGGTCAATCGTCAATCAAGGTCAACCGTTCCAGTTCGTCGAGAGTCTGCACGGACCAGGGTTGTCGAATCGAACAACCATTCAGCGCGTCACCGAAATTACAAGCGTTACGGATACGGTCTCTACCTTCTCGGAATAATCTGTTGCGCTCCAGTGCAGGCAGAAGGTGTTGGCGGCATCTCCGCAACTGCTAGCCCAACTGCCTCGTCATCTGGATCGGTTTCAAACCACGCTGTTCAAGTCCTG